TGAATCCATCCAAGTCACCCCTTCTCTTACCGATGCTATGCAAGCCACTTTGGCTTTCTCTATTCAGTCTGATTTCTATGGTGCATTCACCATCTAATTAGCCAATTAGAAAGGGATATCAGGATGGTCTCCTAGATATTAAACGACAACTTTATTGTGTCCCTTATTACAGGAATATTATGGAACAAAAACCTTTCTCTCAGGGCTATGTCCTTCGTACTACTGCTAAACATATGCGTAAAAGCATTGATATTAGTATTCGTAAAACATTCGAGAGAATTGGCGACTTTGCCGACGATCAAGAAAAATCTAAGGAAATCTTTTTAACTCTTTCCGTGCTACATCAAATGCGCAAAGAGCTGGACGATTTTCAATTACAAAATTCCACTAATTTTAAAGGTGTTTAAACATGGTTGATATTACAGTTGAGCCTAAAGGCATTCGCAGCATGATTGGTCGTAAGATGACCAAGTCTGTTAAGTTTATGGGTGAAGATATTAAAATTTCAAAGCTAAGTGTGGCTGAGGTTATTCAGATTCAACAGAAATCCAAGGAGGTTAATGCTGAAGCTGATGACTCTAATGGTTTTTCTCTGCTGAAGACAGTTATTACTTTGTCTGTAGAAGGCGCAGCACAGCTGGAAGATAAAGATTTTGAGGCTTTTCCGATGGATGAGCTCTCCAAATTGTCCACAGAAATCATGAAATTCTCTGGATTGACAGGTGATAATCAGGGAAAGTAATGCTTAGTGAGGAAGAACTCTCCATATTTGAATTGGCTTTTAATCTTAGATTGCCTTATGATTATGTAGCCAACGAGATGTCATATGAAGAGTTCGTGGGATGGGAGGCTTATTTTGAAAAGAGGCCTATAGGCTGGCGTGAGGACTTACGAACTTTCTATAATATGAAGAGCAATGGTTTAGAATCCAAGCCTGATACCATCTTTCCAAGCCTTGCAGTTATTATGAATAATACTCCTAAGAGTACTCCAGTCAGTTCCCTTAAATCCTCAGCTTTATTTGGAAAATTGTGTAATGCTGTAGGTGGGGTGAAAGTGAACGCCAATGGTGAATTTGAAAATTAAAGGTATTAGCAATAGTTTCTTGAAATTACATAAAGCTTATGATGATAAGCTTAATGACGAATCACAAAAAATAGTTGGTAATCTCTTGAAGGATTTAAAGCAAGCTACTCCGATCGATACAGGCTTAGCTAGGAATTCTTGGAGTGTTAAGCAGCAAAGAAAAAATTTTGTGATAGGTAATTCAGTTCCTTATATTCAAAGGCTAAATGCTGGGTACTCAACCCAAGCACCTTCTCATTTTATAGAGAGGATAGCTATAAGATATGGAAAGCCTATAGGTATTATTGTGGCAGTCAAACAGGATTAAATTCCTGTAAACCCAGAATCTGATTCTGGGTTTTAAATTGAAAAGGTACAAAAAATGGCGATAGAGTTAGAAGTACTAGCGGATAGTAAAAGAGCACGTGAGGATTTAGCTAAATTAAAAGATTCTGTTAATGCTATACAGTCATCTACTGAAAAATTAAGCAATTCATTTGGCAAAATAGCACAAGTTATAGGGGCTAGCATAGCCGCCTTTGCCTCTTTCAAAGTATTCACAGATATGTCGGATGATGCTACCCGATTGGATACTAGAATCCGTATGATAACAAAATCTCAAAAGGAATTTAATTATGCGTATTCCCAGATAGCAAGAATCAGTATAGAAACACGTAGTGGATTGTCCGAAACTAGCAAACTGTATACCATGGTTGCAATGTCTTCTAAAGATCTGGGTATAAATTTGAGGCAGGTTTCTTTATTCTCAGAGTTATCCTCAAAGGCAATTGCGAGTTCTGGAGCTTCTGCGCAGGAAGCAAGTGCAGGTTTGTTACAGTTAGGGCAAGCACTTGGTGCAGGAACTTTGGCAGGTGATGAATTAAAATCCATTATGGAGAACACTCCAGGTCTTGCCAGGGAGATTGCAGCGGGTTTGAATATTTCCTATGGGAATATGAAGAAGTTAGGTGCTGAAGGTAAATTGACCTCTAGAGAAGTATTTGATGCTATTCTCAAGAGACAATCACAAATAAATGAAAACTTTGCAAAAGTTGGAGTCACATATGCACAAGCTTTTGGCAATTTAGGTAATTCTTTTACACTATTGTTCAATGCAGCTTCAAGAGCATTCTCAGGATCTTCATCCTCTTTGGCTGTAGGCATAAATAAAATAGCTATTAGATTGGCAGGTATTGCTAATAATTTTGGCAAATCTATGCTTGATGCTAGAGGCTTTGTAGTAATATTTGTAGATGATGCACTGATTATGTTTGATGAGTTATCTACAGTGTTTCAAAATCTGGCGATAGATATTAGAGATGGTGCGATTGCTCTCTATGAAGAGTGGTCACCGGCTATTCAAAAAGTATCGGCAGAGTTAATGGACTGGGCAAAGAGCTCGTTAGTAGCAATCTCAGCATTGATAGCCGGTATTATAAATTCCTTCAAAGCTTCTAAATTAGGCTCTGAGCTAATAACTTATTTTAAAGGTATAGGCAAATTCATAGGAGATATTTTCTCTAAGTTGGATATACATTTTCCTACCATAGATGTGTACAAAATATTTCCGAATCTAGATAAGGCCTTAGCTTATGTTAAGAATTGGGCCAAGCAAATAGAACAATGGTTTTTCTGGATATATGATAGAGTAATTGGACATTCTTGGATACCTGATCTGGTGGAAGGTGTAGGATCTTGGCTAGCTAGATTAATGGGTGGACCATTAAGTTCTGTATTAACTTTTGCAAAGAAAGTATCTGACATTTTTGGCAAGTTAAGAGCTGTATCTGTGCTAGGTGCAGGATTTGGTTTGCTTACCTTATCAAAATATAGCACAGTATTGAAAAGCATACTTTTGGCTACAGCGGCTATAGGCACTATTGCTTGGGCTAAGCAGAAGTCAGATTCTAATAACAAGCCTTCGGCCGTGAAAGTAGCCCCAGTAGAGACCAAGTCATTCTTCGCAGAATTCATAGATATTTTAAAGAATAGCTATAAAACAGCTATGGATTGGATTGCATCCAAGTACGAGAAAACTAAGAAGGCTTTTGGAGAAACAGGCTTCGCACATTTTTCTAAACAATTGCTGGGAATGCGCGATACTGTTGCAGGAAGCTTGTTTGGTAGAAACATTGATACAAAAGCTTACGTAGGTTTAGGGCCTGAGAGAAAGAGTGCAATTAGAACCCCTGGACATGATATAATCAATTCATTGCCTGTAAAACTACAAGTTCCTGCCATTACAGGAATAACTGCCGCAATCGGCTTAGCTATCGTAGGTGCTACAGAATCAGGTATGGTACGTACCGCTTTGCTTAGTGTGCTAACAACTGTATGGGCTCTAGTAATTGCGAGAACAGTCGATTCTAGTGAAATTAAAAGATTAGTAGCATTCTTCGCGGAAGGCTTCACGTCGGCTATTGCTAAGGTTTTTGATGCTGTACTAGGTGGTAATGCGATAAAAGATCCATTTGGTCTGTTATCCCTAGTAGCTAAAACAATGCTGTTATTTAAAGCAGGTAGAGAGTACTTATTAAAAGGTGCAGTAGGTATAGCGACAGCACCAACCAAATTAATCACAGCTTCTTCTGATAGATTTGCAAGAGCAAGCAATGAGAAGCAAATGGCGGCAATGTCTACTCAACTCAGCACATTACCTTCTAGACTTACAGCTACTTTCAATAAAACCCAAACAGCTTACAATAGTTCAATCGCTACTTTAGCTAGCTTGAAAGATTCTACAGGTAATTTGATAGGACAAACAGGGGCATTAGCTGCAATTAATAGCGGGACTGTTAGACAATTTGGTACGGCAGCCTCTACGTTATCATTGCTCAATGCTAGAGTTTCTAATAGCTCCATGAGTGTGGCTAGAAATAATCTTGGCAATTTAGGAAACACTTCCAGCGAACTGGCTAATGCTATAACAGAGCGTAAGGAGCTATCTAAGAAACTTTCAGAGAATATAGCTATACAAACAGCAGCTGCTAAGCAAGCTATAAAGAATACATCCGCCGGGGCGACAGGTATTGTGGGCGGTGTAGCTGGTTATCAGCTAGGCGCACAAATTGCCGCAGGTATGACAGGGGCCTCTGATTGGGTAAAGACAGGTGTCACATTGGCCACTAGTTTTGTGGGGCAAGGCGTAGGAGCAGCCTTAGGCTATTCAGTATCCTCTGCCATTATAGGGGCATTTGCAAAAGTAGCTGGTCTATTCTCATTGGCTTTAGCCACTACAGCCGGTCTCATAGCAGTAGGTATTGCTTTAGCTTTAGGTAGCGCATATGTAGTTTGGTCAGGCTTGGGTGAAAAATGGGCTGAGTCTTTTTCAGGAATGGCCAGAAAATTCTTTGCAGATAGTCCAGAGCAGGCTGCCAAATCAGATCATTACAATAATATGATACAAGGCTCTAGCACGCATTTGCGCGATTTAGCCTCTAAAAGAATAGATCTTTTTCACAACAAAGATAAAATAGATCCTAAGGCTTACGCAGACGCTATAAAGAAAATTGATATAGAATCTGATAGATTGAAAGAACAAATTAGAATATATGGTGAATCACTAACTAAACTTAGTGAGAAAGCTTCCTACTTAGCTAAGACATTTGGAGGAATAGCTCCTTCAGAAGATTCTCAATTTGCTATTAATGATTTGGCTAACGAAGATAGTATGTCAGATTTCTTTAGGAATCTTTCATTTAAGTTTGACAATTTGCTGAGTAGATTTGGTGGCAGAAAATATGCTACAGGTGGATTCATTAGTGGTCCAGGAACAGGCACCTCCGATTCTATACCTGCAATGCTATCCAATGGTGAATTTGTAATCAATGCAAAATCCTCAAAAGAGAATGCAGGAATACTACATGCGATCAATAATGGAAAGAAAGTAGGATATTTTGCTGATGGAAAAACAAAGGATAAGTCCTTTAGGGATACATTTAAAGATAATACAACA